ACCTTCCAATGGTAAAGAAATAAAGTATAGACCTTTTTTAGTTAAAGAAGAAAAAATTCTTTTAATGGCATTAGAAAGTGAAGATGAAAAAGAAATAATGGATGCAACCAAAACTGTGATTAGAAATTGTGTTTTTGGTGAGATTGATGTTGAAAGAATGGCAACCATTGATATTGAATATTTATTTCTATGGTTAAGAGGTAAATCAAAAGGAGAACAGATTGAATTAAAATATAATTGTCCAAAATGTGAAAGTTCTATTCCAATGTCAATTGACATTGAAGCAATTAAAGTTACTAAAAATAAAGATCATAGTAATAAAATACAATTAACGGATACTGTTGGAGTAGTTTTAAAATATCCTAGTCTCGGTATGCAAGTAGAACTTGACAAAATAGATAATGAAGTAATGAAAATTTTTAAAAGTATATTAAGATGTATTGATTGCATCTATGATAAAGAAACAACTTATAGTTCAAAAGATCATACAGAAGATGATTTACAAGAATTTATTGATTCATTAAATGATAAGCAGTTTGAAAAATTAGTTAATTTTTTTGAGTCTATGCCAAAATTGAAACATGAAGTAGATTTTAAATGTACAAATAAAAAGAATAAAAAAGTTTGTGGTTATCAAGAAAAAGTTGTGTTGGAAGGAATACAATCTTTTTTCGCATAGCCCTCTGTGATGAATCGTTAGCGAATATGATGAATACTAATTTTAATATGATGCAACATTTTAGTTATTCGTTATCAGATTTAGAAAATATGATACCATGGGAGAGGGCGATATATGTAACTTTATTATTGCAACATATAGAAGAAGAAAACCGTAAAAATAGAGAACAAAACGCAAGAGGATAAAAAAAATGGCCGGACCAAAAGACGATTTAAATAAATCTTTAGAACAACTTGGCAAAGAGATTGCGAAGAATAATAAAGAACTTGGTGATGCGAAAAAAGCAAGTGGTGCATCTAAGGAAGAACGAAAAGCATTTTTTGAACAAATGGCGAAGTTGCAACAAGAAGGTCTTAAAAAACAACTCATAGCAGATAATGAAAAAAGACGAAAAGAGATTAAAGATAATCTTGTAGAAAAAAAAGGAATGACTGAAGCTGCTGCAGAAGCAATGTCTAAGACAATGGGAAGAGCAGAAGAAAAAGCAGCTGCTAAAAGATTAGAACGTGATAAAACATTTTCGGGCCGAATGTTAAATTCTATAACTGGTGCTTTTAGTAAACAACCTAAAGACAAAAAATCCGCAGAAGATAAAATGGAAGAAAAAAGGGCCGATCAAAAAAGAACAGGTCTATTGATGAGATTGGTTGGTGGTCTTGGTAAAACTGCTGGAAAAGGTGGATTAGGTTTAATGGGATTCTTTAAAAAGTTTATCGGTGGTAAACTAAAACTTATACTTATGGGTATTGCTGGTGGTTTAATGGTTCTCTTTAGTCAATTAAAACTATCCGAAGTGAAAAAAATGTGGGAAAGTTTTAAAAAGGCTATAATCGCAATATATGATTTTCTTGCACCAATTGTTAAGGCTATTTGGAAATGGAGTAAAGATACATTATTACCAACACTTGTTGATTTTTTCATGGATTCAATGAAATCTATTAAAAAATTATTTACAGACTTAAAAGAAAGATTTTCGGGTTGGGGTCAAATGTCTTTTAAAGAAAAAGTTCTTTCCGTATTAGGTGCATTTGAAGATATAGGAAGTTTTGTTTTTGATATGATAACTAATTTAATGGTTGGAGTAGAAAAATTATTAGGTGGTGATGGAACTTTTATGAAAGACACAATGGGAGAATTTAAATTATGGCTTACTAATATTTGGGAATGGATTAAATTATTATTTACTGATCCGAAAAAGGCATTACAACAAGCCTGGGATAAATTATTGGCAGGTGTAAAGAGTATTGGTAAATGGATAATGAAAAACTGGATTGACCCATTATGGAATAAAATCACCGGTTGGTTTAGTTGGGATGATGGTGATAAAGATTTAGATGATAAATCTGCCAAAGATAAACTTTGGGGAGGTTTTAAAAGTATGATGAAATCAATCTATGGGTTTTTTAGAAAAATATTCAATCTTGATTATGTAGGAATGGCAGTTTCTCTTGCTAAAAAGTCTGGTGAGGCAGGGAAGTGGTTACTTGGTGAAATGGGACTAATCCCAGGAGTTGAAAGTGCCAAAGAAAGATTAGCAAGAGAAGCAAGAGAAGCAGCTGTCGGAACACAAACTGCTCAAGCAGAGGCAGATAGACAAGCAGAATCAGAACAATTAATTAAAGATGCACAGGCAGGTAAAGGTGAGGCTGGTGAGATAATACGAAAAAGAAGGACTAACGAAAAACAAATAGAAGAAGCAGATAGAAAAATTGCTAATCTTAATGCACAATTAGAAAGAAGTAGAAAAGCTTTTCAAATGGGAAAAATGACAGCAAAATCAGTTAAAGCCCAAGCTGATATAATAGCAGAACTTAAAACTCAAAAAGAAGTTAAAGAATTTCTTGAAAAAGGTCAAGCAGCAATTGAAGCTGAAGGAAAGAAAGTTATCGTAACACCACAACGATCAGCCCTTCAACAACAACTGATGAGGGATGAAGGATTTAAACCTAAAGTTTATAAAGATACAAGAGGTATTGATACTGTTGGAATTGGTTTTAATTTAGAGAAAAAAGGAGCACAAAAATCATTAGACGAAGCAGGTATTAATAAATCCGTTGCAGATTTAAGAAGTGGTAAAGCATCACTCACACAAGAAGAAGCACAAAAATTAATGATGGGTGAAATACCTTATTTTAGAAGTGTCGCAGAAAAATATGTAGGATCAGCAACATGGAAAAAACTTCCTCCAAGTAAAAGAAATGCCTTAACTAATCTTGCATTTAATTTAGGGCCTAAAAAGTTAGAACTCTTTTCCAAATTGAAAAAAGCAATTCAAGATGAAAACTGGGATGAGGCAGAAAATCAATTACTTTACAATGAAAAAGGTGAAACATCAAAATATGCAAGTCAAGTTAAAGGAAGAGCAACAAGAATTGCAGCTTTATTAAATCCCAATGACAAAATTGGTGCTATGAATGATGGTGTAAAGGGTATGCAGGGTGCTGAAGGTGGTAAGGGTAAAACCATTGTTGTTACAGATGCTTCAAAAAAAATAACAAATACTAATAAACAAAATCTGAATTATAATCCTGATGGTTCAACAAGAAATGGTAAAACTAGTGGTGCTGTACCAGAATGGTATGCAAACCCATCATATGGATAATAATTAAGTGGGGGATGTCTCGAATTCGATTCACATCATACCTAGGATACTATGATAAAAAAACATCCCCCACTATGAATTATTGTTCTGCCAGTTTTCTAAAATAGTCTAAAGTATCCTCAGACGTTTTCTCACCAGCATCAACTGCAACAGGTTCATCTTTCTGTTCTTCAATCGTTTCTATAAAATCACTATCACTACCCGCATGGGCAACTACAGTATTGAAACGCGCTTCCAACTCTTGAAAACTTTTAAAGTTTTCTGAAGCAAGAATACCTTGAAGTGAATGTTGCTGTTTCCAAACATCCTCCAACTTTTTATCATCACCATCATATAATGGTACAGGAGAAGCAAACTCTGATTTATCATAATTTGCATATCCTTCTACTTGACGAATTTTAAGTTTGAAGTTTGCACCAGACCAAAAATCAAAAGGGTTCATTGGTTCTTCATCCTTAAATTCTGGATTCATAACACTTTCGATTTTCTCAAAAATCTTTTTACCATACCGGAATAAAAATACTTTTCCTTCATTCTCTGCGTTTGCAGAATCTTCCAGAACAAGAATATTAGAATAGTAACTTAATTTACGTTTTCTATCTCTTGCAATATTTTTATCTGATTCGATACCAGAGTTCCACAAAGCAGTATTTGCTTTTGATACAGGATCCTCACTACCACTAGGATGTCCTGGGCGTGGAGTTGTTAAAGAGTTTTCGATATACCAACCACCTGGGCCTTTAAAACCATGTGTCCACATTCTTACCCATGGAACATCTTCATCGGTTGGTGCAGGAAGAAAACGGATAACGGCATAACCATTACCAGTTTTATCACGTTCACATTTCCAAATACGATCATCTTCATAGGAAGGTTTTTCGGAAAGTTTTTCTACTTGCTTGGACAGTTGTTCCAAGTTGCTCATACGGTTCTTCTTTAAATCTTTAAAACTAGACATAAGTATTACTCCTTATTTCGTTATATTTCTAAGTATCATTCTAAACTAACCATCACACTCATTACAAAGGTAATTTTGTAACTTGTTTTTTCATCATATGTAAATCATTTGCTTCTGCTTCTACTTTATCTTTTATAGAACGGTTTAAAAGTTTTGCAACCATTTCTATTTCACCATCAACATCATCACTATATTTGACAATAGCCTCCATATATGAAATCCTTTTAGACTTAACCATTTCTTCTATAGTGGCATTAACATCTATACTCATTTAAAATCCTTTATCTTATCACAAATACCAAGTTTTTTTGCTTCTTTTGCACTTAACCAAACGTCCGTTGCTGGTAAAAGATATTGTCGAATTTTTGTTTCACTTAAACCAGTACATTTTTTATAATGATTAATCATCCGTTCAGTTGTTAATACAAACTCTTTTTCTAATGCAATCAATTCATGTTCTTTACCAAACGAACCCCAAGAATATTGATGTGACATTATAGAAGTATTCGGAGTTAAAATTCTGTGTCCTTTAGTACCAGAAATAAACATCATAAAGGCCGCAGATGCAATCTGTCCTAATCCAACAGTTTTAACTGGAAAGGGACATGCGTTCATAATATCAATAACAGCAAAAGCAGCATTCAAATCTCCTCCTGGCGAATTTATAATAATTTGTATATCTGTTGGTCTTGGTTTTTGCCAACTTTTGGTCAACATAAAAGATATAAGGTCCCTACATGATTCTTGTGTAACTTCATCCATAAAAAGATAGACACCCTTATCTTCAGGACTCGGTGGGGTTTTTTCTGTTTTAGAAGTCATAATCTTTTCTTCTCCCCCTTGTTAAAGTTAATATCTATAAGGATCTATGTAAAAAATATGATCTCCTATAGTTGCTACTTTTAACATCTTACGATTCCAATAAGGATCAACATCTTTTCTATGATAATGAGTTGCACCATGTAAAAAATCTTTGACCTTCAACCTTTTTTCATACATCGCTGTTGCTAATAATTGTGAAACTTTCCATGCTATTTCATCTTTTGGTTTATCAGATAAACCATCACAATACCATGAAAAATGACATTTATGTTTTACTAATTTTCCATTCTTTTTACTTGCTTGTTTAACAACTTTACAAAAAGTATTTGGAAATCGTTTACTCTTTACTCTATTTATAGTCACTAATGCAACGCCTAATTGACCTTTTAGTTTTTGATCTCTCGACTCAAAATAAATATTCTGTGCTAAACAAGTAATTTCTGTTTCAGGACTTTCATTATTAACAAGTCCAGTAAGAATAAAAAAAGATATTAAAATTAGTAATAGTTTTTTCATAAGAAAAAGGGAGATGGCAGAACCATCTCCCTTAAATCAAAGTGAAACTTACATTCCGTAGAATTTAGTAAGTGTTTTACGAACCGAATTTACAGTCTTTACTCCACCTGCAAGATCACAATTTTTGAACGCAACTTGACCAGTTGCAGGACTTGTATAAATTGAGACCCAACGTGGAAGTCCAGTAATTTCTGATTCTTTCCGGGTAATCTTTCGAGCATTTTTACGCCCGACTCTAGGCATGCCATTCTTTGCTGTCATAAACAATCTCTCCTACATAGTTAAAAAAATGTGATAATCTTTTATCACGTTCACAATACCATTATATCATAATGGCATATTCAATACAAGGAACTAATTAAGTGAGGGTTTCTGTTGCCAGGTACCCTCGAACCCCGACTGCTATTACGCAGCCATTGCTAAATCGTAATCATTAGCATTTGTAGTGTGCATAATTGATAACGGAGCCATTATGCTTCTCCGTGCTGTCCTATAGTTTCCATTCTCCTGTCGAAACTATTTCACCCCCCTTAATTTGGTAAACCGTTCATAGTAGGCCATTGGAATTGGTGGAGGCGTCGGGAATTGCACCCGAGTCCAAAAAAACTTTCACTCTAAGATTATACAGCAATCTAAATTAAAAATAATTCAAATATTCCAAATGATACTGCAAAAAATCCTAATGCAATTAATGAAGCCCACAATATACCTTCTTTCATAATATTATCCCCTTAAAGATTCAATTTTATCATACAACGCATTGATAGTTCCATCATTTTCCATGTAAACATCAACATCCTCACCAGACAAACCATTTTCACTCGAATGACTGTTTGCTTCAATTTCTTTTTGTTCTCTGTTTATATAAACAACTGCACCACCTTTTTCCCTAATCCATTTTGCTTCATTTGCAAAACGAACATCCGTAATAACAACAGAAAAACCTGGGTGTTTTTTAATAAACATTTCAGCATTCTTTATCCAAACATTAGGGTCAATAGTTCTTGCAACATCCGTTCCTAATAATTGATAAAGTTCTCTTGGAGATTTACCCCAAGGCTCAATAACTTTTTCTTTATTTCTTATCTGCTCATCAGAGAGATTAAACATTTTATTACATCCCTCTTTAAGAGGTTTTGCAAAATAATAATGTTTAAATTGATATTCTTTTACTAAATATTGTCCAGCAGTATCTTTACCACTTCTTGCTTTACCAGCAAAACCAATGACTGCTGGTTTACCATTAATTGTCCAACCACAAATAGGAAACATTTATACTCCTCACTTAGTCAAACATAAATAAAGAATGCCAATAGGTGCAAATAAACAAGCAAACGAATAAACAGCTAAAGCACCAAAAACGATCAAACCACCTATCAATTTAAAAAAATCTTCCATAATTCCTCAATTCTTTAATAACATTATACCAAATATCACGCATTAATGTAAGGAAAAAGTTCAAGCATATATATCAGTAGAATACTTGGGTATAGCGTCCTCATACCATTCCTCCATGCCCGGAGACATACCGGAACAATCTAATTTCATTGTATAGTTATCAATGAAACTATCTGGCAATTTTTCAAGTATGAATTTTTTATCACAATGGTTACAAACAACTGTTCGAGTACCCAAATGATTTGAAATTCTTTCCGGTAAGTTTACCAATTGAAAATGTTCACTCTTACCAAGAGGATAAAAAACTTTTAAATCAATTCTTTTTTTACAAAGCTTACAATACATCATCACAATATCATAAGGTCTCTCTTTAAGTTTTTTATTCATTGGTTTTTGTACCTGATATGATTTATCTATTTTCATTTTTTCCTCACATATAATTGAAACGGTTTTTCATGGTTAGCACAAACATCACCATCTTCCAATTTTGCATTTCTACATTGTTGTAATGTTTCATGCGAACTATGATAAATATATCCCGGATCGTCAAACCAACTAGGAGTATATATCCATGCACCAAAAAAAGCTCCTAAAACAGTTAAAACTATACTCATAATAAACCTCCTTAAAAATTATTCATCTTCTATCCATTCTGTTTCATGGACACGGGTTTCACTTTCTATTTCTTCCGGATCGTAATCGTCCGGCATATCATCTTCCAAATAATCTATAAAGTCTGAATCTTCTGATTGAAGTTTATGCTGAATTAAAGTTGGTGTACCAAACTTCATTAACTCATGGTCTGGAATATCATATACAGTACGTTTTGTAGTTTTTGTTACTTCAACTTTAACTAGTCTCATATTTTTTAGGCCTTCCTAAAAATGTATTCTCTTTAGATAATTCTTTACCAAGTTTAAGAGCATTTCTTGCAAACTTTTGAAAGGCTTCATCTCCGTCTTGATGTTGAGTTTGTACCATAATTTTCTCACCATCAACATCCATTACCAAATCTAATACATTAACACCGGGTAATACATGGTGTTTTCTTATTTCTATTCTAAGTTCTTCTACTTGACCGTATTCTGATACTGCTTCATGTATTGTTCTATTATCATGTACTTCCATAATTTTTCCTCATTTCAATTTGTTGTTAATGGTGATTTTTTTGTTCTCTTTGCAATTTGTTCAGCATATGTTTCACCGCCAAACGGATGTTCTGTACCAAAACGACTATTCATTTCCTCAGTTTCGTCCTGTGTATTCATACCATAGGCATTAGTAGGGATAACACAAGCTTCTGGAAAAACATGCTGACGTATTGTACGTTCTATTCCAGCAAGTGTTGCACCAGCAGATGATGGACATGAACCACAAGCACCTTGAAAACTAATTATAACTTCATTACCTCTAACCAAATCCACCTCTACGGAACCTCCATCGGCTGCTAATGCAGGTCTGAGATGTTCTTCAAACAATGCTTCTATTGCTTCATACTTTTCAACATCATTCATTTTATTTTTTCTCCTTTATCCCGTAAATACTCTTTTGCACGATCAGAAATAATTTCTTCAAAACCATATCTTTCTTTTTCTATGTCAAAAGCATCTTGCATAACTAGTGGTGTCGGAATAGAATATTCAATATTACAAGATGTATATGCTTGAACATAACTAGAACCAATATCTCTTGCAACCATGATAGCACGGCGAACAGTTCTTGCAACACGAGCAGGATTAGTTGGTGCTAAACGTGCAATATAATCTACTTTAGCAACTTTTGCTAATCCAAGTGCATCTACTTTCTCTCCGAACTTACCACGAGGTGCCATCTTGAGAACTTTGCCTTGGTTTGTCATACCACTTTCTTGCCCGCCAGTATTACCATAAACTTCATTATCAAGCATGATAGTTGTGAATTTTTCTCTACGAAACCAACTGTGCATCAATCCTTGGAAACCAATATCAATTAATCCTCCATCACCTGCCATAACTACAACATCTTTATGTTGATTGGGAAAACGAATTTCTAATCCACGTTTCAATCCAGATGCTACTGCATTGGTATCACCATAATTACCATAAATAAAAGGAACTGAAGCCTGTGATATTGCTAATCTTCCACAACCTGCCGTACCAACAACAATTGTATGTTCTGGATTAGGCATACCAATATATGCAAGACGAATAAAAAGTGTCATAGCACAACCAGCACACATGGGATGTTCTTCAATAACTTCTTTGAACTTACCCATGTCTTTGACTTTTACAGTCTGTGTATCTTTCCCATTACGATTAGTATATGGGCCATGTTCGACTAAATCTTTGTATTCAACAGGTAAAAACTCTCGCATTGCTGGAGAGGGTCTTAAAGTTTCAAGTGACATTATGCAGGTACCATTTCTTTTTTAGGTTTAAGTTTTTTTGCAGCTTTCTTACGTTCTTTCTTTT